AGCCTGACCTGTGGCTCAACCTCGACCCCCGTGACCGCACAAGCGGTATACAGCGCCATAACGCGCACACCACCTACCTCGTTGCCTCCCGCTGCCCCCCGGTCACCTTCGACACGCTAAAAGAGCGCAAGGTTGTGCTGTGGCACTCATGGGCTGAAGGGCCGGAGATGAAGGCGCTGGGCGCTGGCAAGTTAGCGGTCGGCGGCGGCACCACCTCGGGGATGCGTGCCATCAACATCGGGTACCTGCTTGGCTTTCGCAACTTTGTGTTGTACGGGTACGACAGTTGCAATCGGGCTGACGGCATCAAGCGGTTTACCGGCGAGATGACCGGCCCGACGATGGATGTCTATGTGGGCGCAGAAAAGCGCAAGTTCACCTGCAATGCTGCGATGGCGCAGCAGGCAAACGAGTTCCAGATGATTTACTCCGTGATGCCAGAAATCACGGTTGAGGCCAAGGGGCCGGGGTTGATTGCCGCCATCATCGAAGAGCGCCGCAAGATGGCGTTGGCTGCTTGAGATGGCGATACCCTCACGGGTGCTGGGCGCAGGCGTAGACAGCCTCAAGACCGTTTCCATCTGCGGCGACGGCACCAGCACAGCGACCGCTGCCGGAACTTCGGCAGGCAACGCGCTGCAATTAACTTATGTTTACACCAATGTAGATAGCGCGGCGGTTGGCACGGGCGTAAGACTTCCACCGACGGAGATGGGCGAAACCGTCATCGTCAAGAACAGCACCGCTAACCCCATCACGGTGTACCCGTATGACGCGGGTAGCAGCATCAACAATGCAGGCTTTGGCACGATTAACCCTGACTGCTCGGCTATGTTCTTTGCCGTCAGCAACACGCTTTGGGAAGAGTTACAGGGCTTCGGGCGGTCGGTTCCTATCCTGCACTACGGTTCGTTTTCGGACACCACCACGCAGGTTGCTGCGTCGATTGATGTTGCCTACGGCATGGTGTTTAACACCACCGACAGCAGCAACGGGGTGTCTGTCGGGTCGCCTACCTCACGGCTCGTTGTGGCTAATCAGGGTGTCTACAATGTGCAATTCTCGGCGCAATTGGATAAGACCTCTGGCGGTGCTGGCAACATCTACATTTGGCTTCGCAAGAACGGAACCAATGTCCCAAACACAGCAACTACAATTGCTATTCAAGGCACCGCAGCCAGAACGGTAGCGGCGTGGAACTTCATAATTCAATTGGAACCCACGCACTATGTAGAATTGATGTGGGCAACAGACGATACCAGCGTTAGAATCCTCGCAGCCAGCGCCACAAGTGTCTGGCCTGCAATTCCTTCGGTCATTGCGACCTTAACACAGGTCAACAACCTGTGATTTCTTCCCTCACCTCCCCACAGGAGTAAACGACGATGCCTCTAGATAGCGACATTTTTAACGCGGACGAGCAACTCCAAGTCGAGTTCTACATCGCAAAGGATGTAGACCCGAAGTGGGACGGCAAGCCGTTTGTGCGTATTAACATTCCCGGCGACAAGACAACCATCATCGAACAGCCGATGAATGAAGACCACAAGAAGCGGTTTCCGCGTCAGTATCTCTATTTCCAGATGAAGCAAAACGAGCAGGATGCCCCCGCAATCGGCACCTCGCTTGATGTCTGGTTTACCGATGGCAACGGCGACATTACCCGTGGACACATTGAGGAACTTCGCATCCTGAAGTTCCAGACCGTAGAGCAGATTGCCAGCGCATCCGACGCGCAGTTGCAGCGCATCGGCATGGGTGGCCCCGGTTTGCGTGAGAAGGCAAAAGCGTTTCTTGCAAAGCGGAATCGCTCGGAAACCGAAAATCAATTGGACGACACCAAAAAACAACTGGCAGAACTTCAGGCGCAGATGGCAGCGTTGATGACGCGCAAGGCTGGTCGCCCGAAGAAGGAACCCGTTGCGGAGAGTTAACGAATGAGCACCACAACCATGTTGGCGTTGGTTCAGCAGGTCACCGCTGAACTGGGTTTACCGATACCGGCTACGGTGGCGGGTAACCCCAATCAGGATGTGGTGCAGATTCTTGCCCTGATGAACGCCTCGGGGTACGAGTTGATGCGGCGTGCTGACTGGCGCGAATTGACCAAGCAGCACACCTTCTACACCGAGGCCATCAGCACTACGGGTACATGGACGACCTCGGCATATACCATTACCGGCATCCCCGATACCTCGCTCATCGACTCGACCTATCAGGTGCAGGGCGTTGGCATCCCCAATGCCACCTATGTGACGGGCGTGCTGTCTCCCTCGGCTGTCTCTATCAACTACGAGCCGACAGAGGCGCAGGTCGGTGGCGGTCTGGTGTTCCAAAAGGTCAAGTACGGCCTGCCCTCGGATTACTACAGCAGCGTCAACCGCACGCATTGGGACAAGAGCAAGCGTTGGGAGATGCTCGGCCCAGAGTCGCCGCAACAATGGGAATGGCTGCTCTCGGGCTACATCTCGACCGGCCCCCGTATCCGTTACCGCTTGCTCGGCAAATACTTCCAGATTTGGCCCGGAATGAACGCTGGCGAGTTGCTCGGCTTTGAGTACCGTAGCAACGCATGGGCAGAAAGCGCGGCGGGTGCTGCCAAGACTTCGATGACGGCAGACAACGACACCTGCATCTATCCCGACCGTGTGATGGTGCTGTCTACCAAACTCAAGTATTTCGAGGCAAAGGGCTTCGATACAACCGCCATCTTCCGCGACTACCTCGCTGAACTTGAGACGGCTATTGCACAGGATACGGGCGCTGCCAACCTCTCGTTTGCCCCGCGTCCCGGCACGGTGCTTATTGGCTACGACAACATCCCTGACAGCGGCTACGGGTACGAGAACTGATGGCTGTTTCTCGTCGCCTCGTTCAACGCGCTGCGGCAAATGTCGCAAGCCTGCCGTCGCCCGTGGGCGGTTGGAACGCTCGGGATTCTCTCGCCAACATGGCACCCACGGATGCCGTGCAGTTGGACAACTACTTCCCCGGCGTATCCAATGTTGTCTTGCGCGGCGGCTATGTGAAGCACGCCACGGGGTTTCCCGACGATGTAGAAACCCTGATGACCTACAGCGGCGGCACCTCTGACCAGTTGTGGGCGGTGTCAGATGGCAAGTTCTACAACGCTACATCTGCGGGTGCTATTGGCGCGGCGGCGGTCAGCGGACTGACCAACTCCAAGTGGGAATACACCAATGTCACGACCGCAGGCGGCAACTACCTGTATGCCGCTAACGGTGTCAACACGCCGTATCTTTACAACGGCTCAAGTTGGACAAGCATCACGGGTTCATCCTCGCCTGCCATTACGGGCGTTACGACCACTACGCTCAACTCTCCGACGCTCTTCAAGAACCGTGTGTGGTTCATCCAGAAGGACACGCTGAAGGCGTGGTACCTGCCGACCTCTAGCGTTGGCGGCGCGGCACAGGTTCTTGACCTGTCATCTATTGCGCGTCTGGGCGGCGTGTTGGTGTCGATGGCCTCGTGGACAATTGACGCTGGTTACGGCGTAGATGACAACCTTGTATTTGTCACCGACAAGGGCGAGGTAATCGTCTATCGCGGCACCGACCCCTCATCTGCCTCCACATGGGCGCTGATTGGCGTGTGGATTGTGGGTGCGCCTATCGGCACCCGCTCCCTGATGAAGTACGGCGGCGACCTTTTGGTGCTGACGCTTGACGGGCTGATTCCGATGGCCTCGGCGCTTCAATCCTCGCGGCTCGACCCCAACATCGCGCTATCGGACAAGATACAGGGTGCGTTTGCGGCGGCTGCTGCGGCATATAGGGACAACTTCGGGTGGTGTATGTTGTACAACCCGAAGAACAACGCCCTAATCGTCAATGTCCCGGTGCGTGAAGGCGCACAAGAGCAGTTTGTGATGAACAACATCACGAAGGCGTGGTGCAGGTTTACAAACTGGAACGCTTTTCACTTTGGGCTTCTTGACGACACTCCGTACTTTGGCGCTGCAACTTTCGTGGCAAAGGCTTGGACAACGGGTAGCACCGGCTACATTGATGACACAAGCAACATAAACGGCAAGATTCTTCAAGCCTTTAACTACTTTGAGACTCGTGGCGTACAGAAGATTTTCACACGCGCACGGCCTAGCATTTTCAGCAACGGCACCCCGTCTGTGCGGGTTGGCATCAATGTCGATTTCAACATTTCAGACAATGTTGCCCCGATATCGTTTTCTACTCCGCTGACTGCCCTATGGGACAGCGCGTTGTGGAACACGGCTGTGTGGGGTTCCGACCTTGAGATTCAGAACAACTGGCAGGGCGTTACCGGCGTTGGCTACTGCGGGTCAGTACAGTTTCAGAGCAGCAGCAACAAGTTAGCGATTCAATGGGCCTCAACTGATGTGGTGTATCAACTCGGATGGGCTGGCATATAACAAGCGGCCCCGAGGTGGGCGAATGGGTCTGTGGGCATACGGGCGGCGGGTATCACGCTGAACGCTCTAACGCCATCGGATTGCGTAAGGGAGAGAACATTGTCGGCGGCGTGGTTTACGAGAACTGGAACGGGCGCAGCGTGGTTTGCCACATCGCCATTTCTGACCGCTTAACCCCCGCTTACATTGCAGCCATGTTTGACTATCCTTTCAATGTCTGCGGGGTTGACAAAATCATCGCCCCCGTGGGCAGTAAAAACGCGAAAGCCATCAGGCTTGTGCGTAAAATGGGTTTCACCGAGGAAGCGCGTCTAAAGGATGCCGACACCGACGGTGATATTGTTTTCCTAACCATGACACGCGATGCGTGCCGTTTTTTGGGACACCGTTATGGGCAAAAAATCACCGAAGCCGCCTCCGGCACCTGACTACGCAGGCGCAGCGCAACAGCAGGGCATCGCCAATTTAGAGGCGGCGCGTCTTACTGCGCGGCTATCCAACCCTAATGTCATCACGCCCCTCGGCGGTCAGCGTGTGACCTACGGGCGACCGCAATTCAACCGCGCTGCGTATGACGCGGCGATGGCTAACTATCGTGCGCGTAACCCGCAGGCACCTGCTACCGGCGCACCGCAGGGCGCACCCTCAACCGTTGGCGTTGGTGGCGGTGCTGCCATGCCCACAACGGGCGGCGGTGGCGTGCAGATGGGCGGTGCCGGTATGTATGGCGGCGGCGTTGACCTTGGCGTTACGCCCGAACCTACGGCATCAAAGGCCGACGGTATGCCTGCTGCGCGGCGCGAGGCTCTGGGAATGGGCGATGACTTCGCATACACGCAGGGCGGTCGAGCCAACTTCACAACGCTCCCCACCGGAGCGCAGGTTCCGACTGCCATGCTTATCGGCGGCGGTCGCTTTGATGCGTCCGGCATGGGGCCGGGACAGACGCAACGGTTTAATCAGGGCTACGGCGGCGGGGAGTATCTGGGCGATGTGATGCCCACCCGCGAGATGTTCACCGAGATGGTGGACTTGGACACCCCGACGATTGAGCAGTACCTGACCCCCGAGGCACAGGCGACCCTTGAGGCGCAGCAGCGGGTGGAGCGTGCGTTGTCCGGCCTTGGCGAACAGGCCATCGGGCGCGTGCAAAATGTCTACGGCACGGATTTCACCCCGCAGGGGCTTCCGGCACAGCAGTTCCAATTTGGCGGTTATGGCAACCTGCCGACCCTTCCCGAGTTGCAGGGTCGCGCACGCTCTGATGTGTCGGCGCTCCCGGTTAACTTCGGCCCTACCGCCGGTCAGTACGGCATGGCTGGAGGTGGCCCCGCTAGCGTGCAATTCGGCGGTCTGGACACTTCCGGCCTTGCCCCCGTGCAAACGGGCGTGGGTCAGTTTGGCACCGCGCAGGGTGGGCCTGCTGGCATTGGCGCATCCTCGTTTGACGCTTCTGGGTTGGGCATGGCAGCAGGTGGGCCAAGCGGGGGCGCGTTTGGTGCAGCGCAAGGCGGCGTAGGCGCTCCGTCGCTTCGTGGTCAGTAT